CTTTAGTAACAGGATTAAACTCAAAGTTAATAAAGCCACCAAACAGTCTTGCACTTAGTTCCTGATACTGATAGTACATTTCATATGTTGCCATACCACCAATACGTCCACTTTGCAACAAATAAGTATTCTGAAATGCTGCTTCAAATGGTTCAAACTGTGTACCAGTATCGCTTGATCCACTGCCGACACTGCGTCTAAATGCTTGACGCACTTCTTCAATCTCGTCTGGCAGTGTGTACTCTTGCTGTTCTTTGACAACACTTAAAAATACATATGAACTCTCATAAGCATTTTGACTGCGCTGACGAAAACGTTTTACTGCTTTGTCAATGCTGTTGTCATAGTGTTCCGGATCAAGTTCAACATCCACCATTCCGTCGCCGAGACGAAAGCGAATGTAGTCTACTGTATCTGCTCTTAGTGATGCTAGTGTTGCCATAGTGTGTTCCTGTTCTTACACACTATTTATTACTTTACTGCTTTAAGGATCACAGTGTCGGCATTAAAGCGTCCATTCATCTTTGTTTCAACACCTTTGATATCATCTAAGAATTTGCGCAGTTGCACTTTGCCACTCTTGTTAAAGTCTGCTAGTTGCTGTTCTGGCTTACGAAGTGTTTTTGCTACGCTTGCATTAACATTGAAGAACTGCAGTGTAGTTCCTTTAACTTGAAACTGTTGTGCATCCTCTGCAACATACTTGCCCAGTTTGCGTGTCTTGGTATTGAACACCCACAGTTCTGTGGCGCCAATAATATCCACAGGATTTATGCTGGCTACTTTATACTTTTCGTCGGTTTTGCAATACTTCATTTTTGCAACCAACTTGTCAGCACTCTTAGGCTTGGGTGATCTAGTCTTACGAGTTGCTTTACTCTCCTGCGTAATCAAATCACAAGCACCTAATATGCCACTAAACAATGTCACGCCACGCTTAATAGCTGCTTTATCCAAGTGTGCATATCCTTCACGCAAATCCTCGTCTTGTTCACGAGCAGGTTGCTGTAGCATATGATATTCTGCTAGTGGTCCTTCGTAGAACGCACGAATATGTCTTGCGTGTGCTTGATTAACATTTAGTTTACGGAACAGTTTAACAGCATCCAATCCTTTAAACTTGTCTGGATTGCTAATGTAGTCATCAACTGCTTCTTCGATTTCAGCAATAATGTTGCCACTTGCTTCTTTGATGCGCTCTTGAATACTAGGCACATAAACATTCTTAGGCTTAGTTGCTTCTACTGCTTTGATTTCTTCAGCAATAGATTTGCCTTTCTCTTCGAGATTCTCAAAGTAACCATCCATGAATTGCTGTGAGGATTCAGGCACAGGCTTGCCGTTTGCTACATAGTGGCAGAATACCGCAACATGACTCTTGGATAGCGCACTGTCTTTGTTTTTAAGAATAAGACGTGCTTTTTCTTTTGCGAAAGTCTTTTTCACATAGGTTTTGATTATAGCAACATACTCTTTGCTGTCTACTTCAAAGTGAAAGTAATCCCTTGCACGTTTATAATCATCCATGGGAGCACCACTGGCGCCAGTAATTTTACGTCTAGCAGCCGGTGCTTTTTTACGAGCAATCTTTTTACCTTTAAGAGCGGTTAATGCCATCGTTCATAAACTCCATTTCCATTTGTGTTTCAAAAATACTTATATCCACTTGCTTGATCTCAATCATCTTTTCAATCAAATCAAGTGTTAGATTCTTACTTACACCATTGCGAACACCGTGTGCAATTGTCTCAAGGTCTTCGATATCTTTTAATAGTTCATTCATTAAACAACCTTTCCGTTAGCAACAATAGAGGACAACATCAAGCGAACCTGCTTTAAGCGGCTCTCTAACTTACGAATTACTTTTGTGTTATTAGTAGTAGCAACTTCTTGCATAATAAACGCAGGAAGCAAGCGCAACTGTCTATCAACAACTGTTTGCTGATCTTCTGCGCTAAGTGCTACAATGAAATCTTTAAATTTTGCGTTACTAACCATAATGTATCTCTCCTCAACTTCAACTTACTACTTAATATAGCACAGTTAGAGAATGTGTCAACCTTTTTTTAGGCGATAAATACTACGCAATAAGGAAATAGTATGCCAAGAATTTCACTATGGAAAGACGGTGCTCACACCAACGATTATAGATTCTTTGACAGAAGAATCAAAGAAATGTTTACAATTGGTGGCACAGGCATCAATGTACACAAATATTTGGGTGTTGCCAGTCAAGGTGGCAGCGATCCAAGTCAGCCTAACTATCAAGAACCTGATCCATTGGGCATACAAGACTTCTTATTTTTAGAGAACAGAGACAGAGTATACGATCAAGACATCTACAGTTTGCGTGGTATATACAGTGTAAGCGATACAGACTTTGACTTATCGCAGTTTGGTTTGTTTTTAGCAAACGACACATTGTTTATTACACTGCATGAGAATGATATGCTAAACAACCTTGGACGCAAACTTATGGCAGGCGATGTTATTGAACTGCCACACCTTACAGATTTTAGCGCACTGGATGAAAGTGTTGAACTTAGCCTTAAACGCTACTATGTTATACAAGAAGGTTCGCGCCCAAGTGAAGGATTTAGCCCAACTTGGTGGAGTCACTTGTGGCGTGTTAAGTGTACACCACTAGTAGACAGCCAGGAATACACAGACATTCTCAATGTGTTACAAACTGACAAAGATGGAAACACAACAGATAATACACTTCGTGACTTGCTTAGTACATACAACAAAGAACTTGAAATCACAAATAAGGTTGTCGCTGCAGCAGAAGCAGAAGTACCTGAAAGTGGCTACGATACAAGTCAATACTATATTGTTCCTACTGATCCTGTAACAGGTAGACCACTAGAGCCCAAGGGTGTAAATGCTGATGATACAGCACAAAATGCAGACAGTACAGATGCAAGTGCAGATGCTAGACGCATTACGCCCACTAACACCAATGCTTACAGCGGATACTTAGTAGGTGATGGACTTGCTCCCAACGGTGAGCCAATCAGTATGGGCACTAGTTTCCCAGGTAATGCACAAGAAGGTGATTTTGTGCTGCGCTTAGACTTCTTACCAAACAGACTGTTTAGATACAGTGGATCACGCTGGATTAAAGTAGAAGATGATGTGCGTAGCAAACTTACACCTGGCACAGGTTCAACACAGATGGATGGATTTATCAATAACACAGGCACATTTACTGCAGATGATAACACTACTGCAACCAGTAGACAGTCGCTTAGTGATGCACTGAAACCTAGAGAAGATTAATGCACATCTATATTATTACAAACAAAGAAAACGGTAAAGTTTATGTTGGACAAACAATCCAATCTAATCCTAAAATGCGTTGGTATGCTCACTTAGCCGATGCTAGACGAGGCAAAAAGACTTATTTGTATGATAGTATTAGAAAATACGGTAAAGAAAGTTTTAATTGGGAAATTATAGATACAGCCAAGGATTTGAGTGAACTAAACGAAAAAGAAGCACAGTGGTTGGCACATTATAGACAAAAAACTGTTGTATATAACAATCGTGAAGCAGGAAACAACAAAACACATAGTCCTGAAAGTATTGAAAGAATGCGCCAAGCACAGTTAAAAAGACATAGAGAAAATAATGTTGGTGGCTGGACTCGCAGAGATGGTGGTCCTATGAAAGGCAAAGCACATCCCAAAAAAGGCAAACCTGCAAAAAAATGGACACAAGAAATGAAAGACGCACACCGCGAGAGAATGAAGATCATTAACAATGATCCTGCGAAGATAGAAAAAACACTTAAAGTAAAAGGATTAATATAATGGCTCAAGCCTTCTTTTACGACCAACAAATAAGACGATTCCTATTGCAGTTTATTCGTGCATTCAGTAATTTTCAGGTCGAGTATGGCAAGGACAGAGATGGTAATACCACGCTGATTACTGTGCCTGTCAAGTATGGTGATGCAACAAGAATGGTAAGCAGTATTGTTCGTGATAACAGTGAAAACAAAATTATTCCAACACCTATGATTAGTTGTTATATGACAGGATTAGAATACAACGCAGAGCGCAGGCAAGATCCTACATTTGTTGACAAGAAGCATATCCGCATGCGCAAGTTTGATCCTAACACAAATGAATACACAACACAACAAGGCAATGCTTTTACAGTAGAGCGTGTTATGCCTGTTCCTTATACACTGCAGTTAAATGTAGATGTATGGACTAGTAATACCAATCAAAAACTACAATTGCTCGAACAGTTACTTGTATTGTTTAACCCAGCACTTGAAATACAAAGCACAGACAACTATTTGGATTGGACAAGTTTAAGTTATATTGAACTTGCTAATACACAGTGGTCGAGCAGAACTGTACCAGTTGGCGTTGATGAACAGATTGATATTGCTACGCTTTCATTTACTGTTCCAATTTGGTTAACTGCACCTGCTAAGGTTAAGAAACTTGGTGTTATTAACAAGATTGTTGCTAGTATCTATGATGACAATGGTGGCATTGCAGAAGGCGTTATTGATGGACAAATACTGCTAGGTGAAAGACAGAAGTTTACACCAATGAACTTTGGTATTATACTGCTAGGCAACACTGTGCAAATATTGGATCGCAACGAAACAAGCACTAACAAAGTAGATTATACTCCTCTAAATGATCCGCCAACAAAAGTAGGCACAGATGATGTTAGTTGGGCTGCACTTATCAATCAATATGGCGAACTACAAAGTGGTATTAGTCAACTACGGTTAGAACAAGGCACTGCAGAGATAGTGGGCACAGTTGCTTTTCATCCTAGCGATCCACACAAACTATTGTGGACAGTAGACAGTGATACTGTTCCAACAAACGATTTGCCTGCTGTAACAAAAATTATTAATCCTCTACGCAGTGCGCCAGGTGCAGGACTTGCAGCGGCAGCACAAGGACAACGTTATCTCATCCTCAATGCTATTGGCGATGTAAGTAACACAGATGGTCCTGATGCTTGGGGTAGTCTAGTAGCAGGTGCCAACGACATTGTTGAGTACAATGGCACTAATTGGCAAGTAGCATTTGACAGTAGCGCCGATTCGGGTGTACACTATATGACTAACACCAATACACAACTACAATACAAGTGGACCGGAACAGAGTGGGTCAAGTCTTATGAAGGCGAATATCGAGCAGGTGACTGGAGTATCGTTATCTAACAGCGGTGTTGGAGCGTTATTTTTAAGCAAATCAACAAGTAGATATATGTTTGTACTACGCAATGGCGCCAGGTATGACAGCATGTGGGCATTTGTTGGTGGCAAGGTAGAAGCAGGCGAAACAGAGTATACTGCGCTACAGCGTGAGATTGTTGAAGAGATTGGCTTTATGCCGCTTGTACTAAAAACTATACCAGTAGAAAAGTTTACTAACAGTAAGAATAACTTTACCTACAGTACCTATGTATGTGTTGTAGAAGAAGAATTTATCCCTAAACTAAACAGCGAACACAAAGGTTATGCGTGGAGCAAACTGGATTCGTGGCCCAAGCCACTGCATCCAGGTGTGTTTACTACGCTTCAAATTGATGAGATTGCTAAGAAAATTGCAACTGTCGAAAGTTTAATGTGCAATAGCACCTAGACCAGCTAGATTAAAATACTGCTGATAGGTTATTTCTTTTACATTGGGACACCAGTTATAGGATTCTGGTATTAAACCAATGTCCTTTGCTACATAATAAAACTCAACATCACTATATGTCAGGAATATTTTGCATGCTTCTTGTATGAGTTTTGCGTTTGCACCTTCAACATTTATTGGCTTGTATACCGCATGTTCGCCAATATAAATGTTATCATCTTCTTTATCATAGCAGGTCATGCCTACCATAAACACTTGCTTGTGTCCATCTGCACATGCAAGACGCAGTGCAAGAGTGCCTATGCTTGCAGTAAACATATGCGGATATAAGTGAAAACTGCCTGGGTGTGCTAGTATGTTTTTAACATTGCTGTACACAATATTATCTTCACCATAGCCACTAGCAGCAATGTCTGCGCAAATATCTTTGTTTGTGGCAATTAAGAATGTTGGATTAAAGTCTTTGTATAGCAAGTTACATCCGTAACTCTGTCCCACACTGCGCACACCTCGGGCGCCGCCTACTTGACCTTTAAGCAAGCGTAAATCAAACTTGTTTCTGGATTTGCTGTTGCCAATAACATGTGCAACACCGTCGTGGTCGTCATTGAGAATAGTTTTCTCAACCCATGTCATACTATCTGGATCGTTGCGTGTTTTCCAATTGGTGTTTGCACTGACCATCTCTCCCAGGTAGTCTGCGGTATAAAACCGACTCTGGGACATGTTAGATCTTACCTACAACAACTTCGATTACGTCTGCACCTGCACCTGTTTTGTTTTCCAGTGCTTTACCAATAACGCTGCCTGCTGGAGGATTGCTTTCATCACGCCATGCTTCTGCATGACCTGCTGTGTCACTAGCAACCATCAAGTCGCCTTTGCGTACTTCGCCAACAACTTTACAAGGCAAGCGTCCTACAAGACCAACACTAATACCATCTTCTAAACTTTCGTTCATTAGAAAAGCAGGATCTGTACTAACAATACCAGCAATACGTTTATCATACTTACTTGTAGCTTGTGTAACTTCTGCTTCGCCGCCAAATACTAACACTGTGCCTGCTTCATAATCTGCATCTGCAGTATAACGTTCTGCCAAGTCAGCGTATCGTGCTGCAGTGGTTGTTGCTGTAATAACGCCTGCACTGAAGTTACCGCTACCATCACGAGCTACTATTGTGCTACCTGTGTTAGAACTTGTAGCATTACTTGTGATAGTAACACTGCCGCTTGCGCCGCCACCTGATAGACCTGTACCGCTTACAGCAACGTTTGTTATATCACCGGTGTTAGTAGTATAACCTGCACCGTTTGTTAACTGGTTGTTGTTTGTGATATAGTTAGCATTTGTTGCGCCGGTATAGCCTAAGTTAGCCAGTGTCATTGTGCGAGTTGCAACTGCTGTAACGTGACCATATGTGTCAAAGTCTAAATCACTAATAACGTTTGCACCTGTTAGAGCAGTTAGAGAAGAAACACTTGATGTATCAGCGTGACTAACTGTAACATCACCTGATGTTCCGCCGCCAGTTAACCCTGATCCAGCAGTTACACTAGTGATATCGCCTGTTGGTACACTACTAACTTGACTATCAACATATGCTTTAGTAGCAGCATCTTGTGCTGCTGTTGGATCGCCCATGCCTGTAACTTTATTAGTGCCCATTGCAATAGCACCACTCATTGTGCCGCCTGCTAGTGCCAACTTAGCATCTAATGCTGTTTGAAGTCCATCTACGTTACCAATGATATGATTGTGCGAATCATCTGCAATAGTTGCTGTTAGCGTAGCACTGCCTAGATTAGTAAGTGTGACACTACCAGACAAGTCGCCAGCAAGTGTGATTGTTGGATCATTTGTTGCTGTAGTTGTAATGCTGACATTGCCAAGATTAGTAACTGTACCACTGCCTGTAACAGCACCAGTTAGTGTAATATCAAAATCGCCAACATCAAAGTCTAGAGTATTATCAGTATCGTCATACGTTACACTAATACCGCTTTCAGTATTGCTTGTTACCATTGCACCAACTGTATCACTAATATACTCTGCAATAGCAGTACCACCAACTGTTGGACTTGTTAAGTCAGGCGCAGTTAATGTCTTGTTAGTAAGAGTTTGTGTAGCACTAACAACAACAACTTCTTCGCCGCCTGCTGTGCTATTGTCGTGAATTCTAATAGCCTTTTTATCGGTATCAATACTAAGTTCGCCGGCTGCACCTGTGAATGCATCGTTTTGTACTGTTGTGCCTCTTCTAAATTGTACGGTTGTTGGCATCTTAAACTCCTATAACTCTATATTTATGCGCCCACATATGCTTCGCTATCACCATAGTCTATGCTTTCTATTGATCCAACTGGATCCATTAAACTAAACACACTGCCTAGGTTAACACCAAATGCATCAGTGCCACTTGCTTCAAATGGTGTTTCCTGTGTTGTTTGTGCAACATTTTTGCTCATGTCAAAGTCGCCATTTGTACCTGGTACAGTGCTAAATGTACTGTTTGGATAACTCGATCCCGATCCGCCGCCTGACCCTGGATCTTCCCAGGTAAGTGTGCCGCCGCCATTTGTACCGAGCACTTGTCCTTCAGTGCCATCACTGCTTGGTAGTGTCCAAAGTATGTTTCCAGTTGCAGTTGCAGGTGCTTGAAATCCTACATAGTTACTGCTATCTGCATCATATAATCTTAAATCTGCTTGTGCTAGTAAATCTATATTTGTGTTTACCTGAGGACTAGTAAGTGTTTTGTTTGTTAGTGTATCTGTTGTACTTGCTGTAATAAACCCACTATCATTAGTAAGTGTACTGACATTATCACCGGGCTGTGTGGCACTATCTGCTAGAGCACCTTGTGCTGCAGTTGCATATGCTGTTGCTGCAGTAGTTGCCGAAGTGCCTAATCCAAGGTTTGTTCTCGCTGTTGCTGCATCTGTTAGATCACTTAGGTTACTTGCTTTAACAAGTTTTTCACCTAGACTTGTTGCTGTTGTAGTAGCAAAGTTAGCATCGTCCCCCAGTGCTGCAGCAAGTTCATTTAGTGTATCCAATGCTGCTGGTGCACTATCAACTATATTTGCTACTGCAGTGCTAACAAATGCTGTTGTTGCTATCTGTGTTGTATTAGTGCCTGCAGTTGCAGTAGGTGCTGCTGGTGTACCGGTAAGTGTCGGACTTGCTAGTGTAGCATATGCACCCAAGTCACTAATCTGAGATTCAGTGATACTCAGTGCTGCTTGGTGTGTAGTTACATCTGATTGTGTTACAGTGTAACCTGTTATATAGCCACTGTCGTTTGTTAGCGAACTTACTGCCGTAGGTATGTCACTTGTTAATGCTACTGTGCCGGTGCTAGTAGGAAGTGTTAGTGTTCCTGTGTTACTAATACTGCTAATAACTGGTGTTGTTAATGTCTTGTTTGTAAGTGTTTGTGATGCAGTAGTTAAAACAATACTTGCTGTATCACTCAAATCTGTACTTGCTATTGTAATATTTGCAGTACCATCAAAACTTTGTCCGGCTATATTTCTTGCTGTTTCTAGTGCAGTAGCGGTTGCTGCATTACCTGTTGTGCTTCCTGAACTACCTGTAACATTACCAGTAACATTTCCTGTCACATTGCCTTCTATGTTTGCAACAAGTGTTCCGGTAGTAATTGTTAAATCACCAGTTGACGCACCTGTTGCAGTTGTTGTGCCAACTACAAATTTATCTGCACTTTCATCCCAAGCAATAATAGCATTATCACCAGTACTTCCTCTTTCAATAACAATACCACTATCATTAGCATTACTAGTTGCGCCATTATTCAGTTCTATTAGATTATCTGTTACTACAAGATTGGTAGTGTTTACTGTTGTAGTTGTGCCATTTACTGTTAAATCACCACTTAGTGTTAAATTTACACCTGTTGCTGTGCCAGTAAAAGCAGGTGCTGCAAGTGGTGCTTTTGCATCTAACTGTGTTTGGATAGCACTAGTTACGCCGTCTACATATCCTAATTCTGTTGCTGTAAGTGTACCAGGTATACCATCTAACACATTTAGTTCAGCCGCTGTTGCTGTTAAGTCACTTATCTCGCTTACAGTTGCACTAAATGTACCACCAAGTGTTAAACTACCACTGCTTGTAACAGTTCCGGTTAGTGTAAGTCCGTTTACTGTACCAGTACCAGCAACACTAGTTACTGTACCAGTAGTTGTTGAATATCCACTGTCATTTGTTAGTTCACTAACTGCAGTTGGTATGTCACTTGTAAGTGCAACTGTACCTGTACTAGTTGGCAGGGTTAATGTTCCTGTGTTACTAATACTGCTAATAACTGGAGCAGTAAGTGTTTTGTTTGTTAGCGTTTGCGATCCTGTCAGCGTAGCAACTGTGCTGTCAATACTAAGTGTTTGTGTGTGATCACCGCTTGCTGTAGACACTGTGCCTGACAAGCCTGTGCCTGCTGTAATATTAACCGCTGTAATATCGCCTGTTGGTACACTACTAACTTGACTATCAACATATGCTTTAGTAGCAGCATCTTGTGCCGCAGTAGGATCGCCCATACCAGTAATTTTATTAGTGCCCATTGCGATGGCACCGCTCATTGTGCCACCACTTAGGTTTAGTTTTCCAGTAATATCACTTGCAGTTAAGTAAGTACCCAAGTCGCTAATTTGTGATTCAGTGATACTTAGTGCTGCTTGGTGTGTAGTAACATCACTTTGTGTTACTGTATAGCCTGTGATATATCCGCTATCATTTGTAAGCTCACTTACCGTTGTTGGTATATCGCTGGTTACTGCTATATTAGCATAACTAGCACCATCTGTAGTAAGTTCCCATTTATCGTTTGTTTCGTTCCAACGAAGTTGTACTGCGTTACTATCACCACGCAATATTCTAATACCAGCATCTTGACTTGGAGTGCCGCTGGTTACGTCACTGTTTAAATCAATTAAATTATCTGCAACGCTTAGTGTGGATGTATTGATAGTTGTAGTTGTGCCATTAACTGTAAAGTTTCCGCTGACAGTAAGGTTGCTGCTAATTGTGCCTCCGGCTATTGGTAAGTAATTACCTACAGTAGTGTCAACATAGCCTTTTGTCGCAGCATCTGTGCTTGAGCTAGGTGTGCCTAGTTCAGTAATTTTATTACTGTTCATATCCAACGGGTCGCCAAATGCAACTGCAGTTCCAGCACTATCTGTAATACTATTTCCAGATTGGATTTGAAGTGTACTTGCTACATTTACTGTTGTAGCACTTTGTAATGTCAATACACCTGTACCAGTTGTTTTTACAGTAAGACTTTGGTCTGCATCTGCACTAACAACAATAGTACCAGCACTTTCTTCTAGAACTTTTTTACCATTGACATAAAGCGAACCCGGTCCAATGTACACTTCTTGCCATTGTAAACTTGCACTGCCTAAACTTCTTGTATTGTTAGCATCTGGTAAAATGTCACCGGAAACATTAATGTTAGATGTTGATATAGTATTACTACTCAAGTAGGATGCAACATCACTGTCTGTGTAGCTAGTTACACCTGTTAGTCCACTGCCATCACCATAAAATGTTCCTGCTCTAATATCAGCATAACTGCTTACAGTTACATTGCCACTGGTACTACCATCTTCTGTAGTGTTTATAGCAACAAACTGGTCAGCACTTTCATCATATATAAGAGCAACGTTTGTAGAATCGCCGCGTTCAATAACAAGACCGACATCTTTAGTTGGAGTGCCAGTTTGCCCGCTGTTTAATCTGATAAGAGGATCTGATATATTAGTTACATCAAAATCAATTTGTGCTGCTCTAGGTCTAGTAAACGCCATACTTGTATTCCTTAATTAACTGCTTGTATTTATCCGTTTGTTCAAGTCAAAAAAATAGCACCCGAAGGTGCTATTTCTCTTATTGTTTTTAATGATTACATCATTAGTGCTAGTACTTCAATAACGCCTTCGCCGCCTTCGTTAGCTTCGATTGCTTTACCAATTACTGTACCCATTGCTGCTTCGTTATTAGCCATTGCCATACCGTTGCCTGCTGATACCATCAAGTCACCTGCTGCAACTGGACCTGTTACCTTACAAGGAACACGACCAGCTAGTGCTAGTGCAACACCTTCCTGCGCACTGTTCATCAAGTGTGCTGGATCTGTTGAGATAATACCTGCTACTGCACGACAGTTAGCTACATTACATGCTGCAACTTTGCCTTCTCCGCCAAACATAACAACAGTACCTGGCTCAATCTCTGCATCTGCTGCATACATCTCAGCCAAGTCCGCATAGCGTGCTGCAGTACTTGTACCAGTAATAACGCCTGCACTAAAGTTACCACTTGCATCACGAGATACAATAGTGTTTGCTGTGTTAGCACTTGTAGCGTTTGATGTAACAGTAAATGTTCCACCTTCACTAGCTGAACTACCACTTAGACCAACACCACTTACTGCACCTGTTGCAACATAGTTACCAGTTGTGTCAGTTCCCAGTGCAACTGAATTAGCTGCAATAGTTGCTGTTAGTGTAGCATTACCGAGGTTAGTAAATGTTGCACTACCTGACAAGTCACCAGCCAATGTTAGCGTTGGATCTGCTGTTGCAGTAGTTGTAATAGTAACATCACCTAAGTTTGTTAATGTACCTGAACCAGTTACTGCACCAGTAAGTGTAACAGTTGGATCAGCAGTATTAGTAGTAACAATGTTAATTGCTGCACTACCATCAAAGTTTGCAGTACCAGTTACAGCACCACTTACTTCAATTGCTCTTGGTGTAGCCAACTTAGTTGCTGTAGCAGCATTACCTGTTGTACTACCTGAACTACCAGTTACGTTACCAGTTACGTTACCAACTACATCGCCAGTCATACCGGCTGCAGTAAAGGTTGCGCTTAGTGTGCCACCTCTTGTTACTGTGATGTCACCACCACTTGCTACTTGTACGTTACTTGTACCGTTCTGGATTGCTGTTGCATCAATACCTGTTAGGTTTGAACCATCACCGTAGAAAGTAGTTGCATGTACTTCTGCAAAGCCATGTGTTCCACTACCTAAATCATATGTATTATCCGCTGTTGGGATAATGTCAGAACCGATTTTAGCAGTAAATGTTACAGTATCAGTTGATGAGTCACCAAATGTAATGTCACCATCTGAAGTAATATTACCAGTAGCATGTAGATTGCCAGCAAGCTGCAAACCTGTACTGTTTAGGTACATTTTCTCAACACCCTGGATATCAAAGCGGATTGTGTCATCATCTGATGTTTCTTCAACTTGGATCTGTGTATCACCATCAACGTCTGCAATTGCAACAACAGTTGTTGAAGTTGTAAACTTACGCACTTCAATCAAGTCACCTGTTGCAGGAGCAGTTGTAAATGTCAGTGTTGTTCCTGTAATACCATAAACAGTTGTTGGCTCTTGTACCACACCGTTTAGCATAACAAGTACGCCAGCAACAGTATAACTATCTGCACCAGTTAGTGAACTTAGTGTAAACGCTGTTGTTGTGTCATCACCACTAAATGTCTGTGAAGTAGCAACTGTGAAGTCTGGACTAATACTTGCCCAACTACTTGCACCGTAGTATTCCATCTGACCACTTGTGCTGTTGAAACGCAACATACCAGTTACACCAGTAGTAGGACGCTCGCCAGTTGTACCAACTGGAACCATCATACTGTCTGTACTATCAATCTTAAGTGTTACATCAGTTGTTGCTGTTGCACTACCAATGATTGCTGTACCAGTTGTACTAATGTTACCACTTGTATCTGCAACAATAAACGCACCGTCAACATCAATACCACCATCTAGACTTGCTAGACCGCTTGCATCAAGTGTTGTAACAGTAGCCGCTGCCGCTGTGTTAGCACCTAGGATACCATCAATATTTGTAGTTGTAACAGTACCTGCTGCAAAGTTACCACTTGCATCACGAACAACTGCTTTACTTGCAGTGTTTGTTGATGTAAATGTGTTAGTGTCAGCTAGATCAACTGCAATGCCAATGCTTGAACCTTCAGCTGGTGTATGTGTAACAGTAATACCGTTACCACCTGTTGCTGCATTTACATAGTTACCAGTAGTATCTGTACCAAGTGCAACACTATTAGCTGCAACTGTTGCAGTTAGTGTAGCGTTACCTAGGTTAGTAACTGTTGCACTACCTGTTAGATCACCTGCTAGTGTAATAGTAAAGTCTGCAACATCAAAGTCAAGTGTGTTATCAGCATCATCATATGTTACTGCAATACCATTCTCTGTGTTAGTTGTTACCATTGCACCAACTGTGTCAGCAACTGCCTCAGCAAAGTCTGTGATTGTTGCTGAAGTATGGTTGTGACTGTCATCAACAACTGTTACTGCAATACTAGCACCACTTGATAGGTCACTACTTACTGAACCAGTAGCATCACCTGTTAGCGCAAATGTTCTTGCAGTACTTAGTGCTGTTGCTGTAGTAGCATTACCACTTAGTGCACCACTAAATGTTGTACTTGTTATTACACCTGTACTTGGGTTATAAGTAAGACCTGTGTCTGTCTCAATGCCCTGTGTACCTGTAGCACCATCAACAAATGTTAGGAATACAGTTTCATTTGTTGCATTATTTGCTACTGCTGTAATACTAGTTGCAACGTCTGCTGTGCCTGTTACATTACCAGTTAGGTTTGCTGTAATCGTGCCAGCACTAAAGTTACCACTGCCGTCTAGGACAACCGCTGTGCTTACTGTACCATCACTGTTAAACACTGATGTATCAGTTAGGTCAACGCTTAGTGAGTGATCTGTATCTTCACCTGTTGTTGCACCACTTGAAGCAATACCTGCACCGCCTGTAATTGTACCAACAAAGTCACCACTTGTATGTGTTCCAAGTGTTACACTACCTGCTACTAAGTCGATTGTTACCGCTGCACTCTCACTACCGCTGTTAGCGATTGTGAAGAAGCTGTTACCTGCGTCTGCTAGTGTAGCAATGTAGTTACCAGTAGTATGTGTGCCAAGTGTTACAGCATTGTTTGCTAGAGCAATTGTTGCTGCTCCACCTTCTGCTGTTCCGTTAGTAATAGTAAACTGTGAACTACCTGCATCAGCAATACTTTGTACATAGTTACCAGTAGTATCTGTGCCTAGTGCAACACTATCTGCTGCAATAGTAGTTGTGATACTAATGTTACCTGATCCATCAAAACTTGCAGTACCTGTAACATCACCTGCTAGTGCAATGTCTCTTGCTGTTTGAAGTGCTGATGCTGTAGTAGCATTACCTTCTAGAGCTGCTACAAGTGTACCACTAGTGATTGTTAGATCACCTGTACTAGCACCTGTCGCTGATGTTGTACCAAGTGTAAACTTGTCTGCACTCTCGTCCCAAGCAAACACAGCATTGTCGCCAGTTGAACCACGCTCGAAAATAAAGCCCAAGTCGTTAGCGTTTGAAGCTGCGCCTGAGTTAAGTTCGATAAGTGCGTCACTGACTACTGAGTTTGTAGTTGAAAGTGTAGTTGTTGTACCTTGAACTGTTAGGTTACCTGCAACTGTTAGGTCATTACTAACTGTTACATCACTTGCTAGTCCAATTTGTACTTGGTTATCTGAAACTGTAGTTGTAATTTCGTTTGCAGTTCCAGCAAATGTTAGTGTGTTTGTGCCAACAACAACTGCGTCAGTTGTCGCGCCATCACTAATTGTTAGTGAACTTGCACTAGATACTTCACCGTCAACATATGCTTTAGTAGCAGCGTCTTGTGCTGCTGTTGGATCAGCCATGTTAGTGATTTTATTTGCACCAATATCAATAGTTTGACTTGCTGCAACTGTAAAACCGCCATCAAAGTCTGCACTTTCTGCAAACGTTGCTGTACCTGTTACAGCAATAGCATCACCACTTGCATCACCGAGGTTAACTGCACCATTAAGTGAAGTTGTACCAGTAACACCAAGTGTTGTACTGATAGTTGCTGCACCTGTTACTGCTAGTGTTGATCCATTAAATGTTAGGTTAGAACTATCTTCAAGTTCGCCTGCTGTTCCTGCTAGTACTAAACGACCACTTGTTAGATCACTAACTTTTGCACTTGCTAGTGTAGCACTTGTGGTTGCTGAGAGTGTAGTAAATGTACCTGCTGCAGGTGTGTTTCCACCAATGATACCATCAATGTTTGCTGTAATAGTACCAGCACTAAAGTCACTGCTTGCATCCATTACTACCGCACGACTTGCTGTGCCATCACTTGCAAAGATGTTTGTGTCTGCTAGGTCAACACTCAAGCTATGAGCAATGCTCTCGCCTGTTGTAGCACCACTTGAAGCAATACCATTGCCGCCTGTGATTGTAGCAACATAGTTACCGCTTGTATGTGTACCAAGTGTCACTGAACCAGCTACTAGATCAATAGTTGCTGCACCGCCTTCACCTACGCCATTAGCGATAGTGAAAAAACTATTACCTGCATCAGCAAGTGTGCCAATGTAGTTACCAGTTGTGTCTGTGCCTAGAGCAACACTGTTTGCTGCAACAGTTGCAGTTAGAGTAGCACTTGCTAGATCTGTAATTGTTACACTACCTGTTAGATCGCCGCCTAGTGTGATTGTGAAATCATCAACGTTGACATCAATGTCGTGTGTTGCATCCTGATATGTTAAACTAATACCACTTTCTGTGTTAGTAGTAGTAAACATTGCACCAACAATATCTTGAATTCTTTCTGGAACAACGTCAAGTGTTACTGCTGCACTTTCACTGCCACTGTTTGTAACTGTGATAGCACTGTTGCCTGCGTCAGCAATAGTAGCAACATAGTTACCAGTAGTATGTGTGCCTAATGTTACAGCGTTGTTTGCTAGAGCGATTGTTGCTGCACCGCCTTCTGCTGTTCCATTAGTGATAGTAAACTGTGAACTACCTGCGTCCGCAATGCTCTGTACATAGTTACCAGTTGTGTCTGTACCAAGTGCAACACTGTCTGCTGCAATGGTTGCTGTGATGCTTGCTGTATCACCTGCACTTGTAAATGTAGCACTACCTGTTACATCACCTGTTAGTGCAACTGTTACTGCACTACTAAGTGCTGTTGCTGTATCGGCATTACCTGTTACATCACCTGTTAGTGCGCCGTTAAATGCTGTTGCATAAACTGTGCCTGCAACACCAACACCACCATCAACGATAAGTGCACCTGTTGTCTTGCTTGAAGATGCAGTTGTGTCATTAATGTTTACTGCGCCGCTTGCATCAATAGTTGTTGCGTTTAGCGCACCCATTTGTACTGGTGCATAACTTGAAATTGCTACGTTACCTGCTGTGTCGCCATCTTCTGCGCCAACGTTTGCAAATACAAACTGATCTGCACTTTCGTCCCAGATAACTGCTTGGTTGTCGTCTGCACCACGGTTAATAAGTAGACCACTGTCTACACTGGCTGAACCAGTTGCCTCTGCGCTAAGTGCAATAATTGCATCTTCAACGCGAGTGTTTGTTGTACTAACACTAGTGGTTGTACCACTAACTGTTAGGTTACCAGTAACAGTAAAATCACTACCGTAGGTAAGGTTGTTTTCCAACTTAGCCGAAGTAACAGCATTTGCAGCAATTTTTGCTGTGGTAACTGCTAGGTCGGTAATCTGGTTGGTTTTAATTCTGGTCAATGCCATTGTTTTTTCTCCGTCCAATCACGATATCGTGTGTTATATATAACAAGTGTATTTAGTGGATGTGGGGAAAATATAATCTAGTCGCACAGAAACGGCGTCAAAAGTTCTTGTGTTTTTTAACGTTGTAGGGGTGGTTTATTAACTTTTGTATACTTCCAAGGAAGGAAGTGTGGTTTTTTTTTTGAGGTTCACCACAGCCTCAAAGAAATGGTTCATATTTAACGTTGGCTCAACCATACAACGCCGCAATCTCTCACGGTACCGGAGAACAAACCCTCAATGGCTTGCATGTTTATTTAGTACGGAAATAAAAAATATTAGTGGAAATCTACCCACGCACCGTTTGCATAGCCTTGAAACTTGTGTGTAGTTTCATTGTATACCACATCACCATTTGCTGGACTGAGTGCATTACGCTCTGTGGTTGTGTAACTGTTAAACTTGCTTGCTGGTTGTAGTGTGCTGCCGCTGTAGAAGTTTCTGACCTGTATTACATCACCGTTCGCAGGTGCTTCATTGAATGTTAGCGTTGTGCTGCTTACACTATAGGTGTTTGTGCTTTCTTGCACAACACCATTTAAACTTACAATAACTGCATCAGTGCTTGCACTTTGACTTAGTGTAAATGCTGTGGTACTTCCATCACCATTAAAATCATCTTTGGTTACAGTGTTAACGCTGCCTACTGCTATCCAACTAGTACCGTTATAAACTTCAACTTGATTGTCATCATCATTAAAGCGTATCATGCCTTTAGTCGCTGTAGGACGCTCTGCAGTGGTGCCTACTGGAATCTGCAGTGCAGTAGTACCACTTATTACAACATTGCCTGTTTCAGGGTCAAGTATAATATTATCGCCTGGTGTTGTTGTAGTAAATGTTGTGCCACTGACTTCGAGATCACCTAGGCTTGCATCTTCACCAGCCGCGGCACCAACACCATATGTACCAACATATCGTGCGCCTTCAATGTATACACTCTTACCTGTGAAACTTTTACCATTAGGCAAGTTAGTACCAATAAAGTTTAGTACGCCTGATTCATAGTCAAAAAACCATTCGTCATTGTTGCCACTGCCTGTAACAAATACTTTGTTGCTGATACTTGCAGCATTAGCAGCATCACCACTAGTGTGAATGTATACGCTAACAATATATGTACTGCCAAACTGCGGAGGAATCCAACCAGTTAGTCCTGTTTTCCAGGTTCTATTTGAGGTTGCTGTATTATCTTCTGTAGTCTCAACTACATTGGCACCTGTGTATACTTGCACAATACTAGTAGTACTGCTAGGGCGCACACTTGGAATACTAGCCGACTGTTGCCAAACTCTGTCACCGCGTATGAGTAGTGGACTTGGAATTGCTTCGTTAGGGGCAAGTTTATTAGCGTTGGTATCTGTTTTAGTAGCACCATAACCAATCTTCTTAAAGAGATAGTCAATTTTTTGGTTGTCAGTAATAGCCATTACGCAGCAACTCCTATATTAAGAGCAGTTATGCTTTGTCCGCTTGTTAGTGCAATGCGCACTAAACAAACGTTTCCTGTTGCATTACTGAGGTTTGCAGTTCCCAGTGTCATTGTATATCCACCGCTTAAACTACTGCCTGTTGGGATAACATCAGCGCCAGTAAATGCGCCTCCTGCTAGTCCATTGCCACCATTGCCTGTGTCTGTGCCAGGTAAGCCAACACCTGCATATTGACTTGTGCCTTCAACCCAGCCGTTAAGTCCGCTACTGTTATCCAAAGTTGTGCCAGGTGCAGCATACCATAGTCCTGCAATACCGCTGCTACTTGTAATGTTTATATCAAAGTTTGCAGTTGTTGTTCTACGGA